GTTCGACCTGGAGGAGAAATGCAAGAGAATGAGTCCCGCTGTTCTCTCGTACATCTTCAACAAAGCCGAACGCCGCCTGCCAAACAAGGTCAAGAGCCCACGAACCATCTCTGTTTTCCCCTACGAGTTCACCTACGTCTTCCGCAAGTACTATGGAGCCTACATGGACTTCATCATTGCCAACCACAACCAATCGGAAATCGCAATTGGACTCAATGCCATGAACTGGGAATGGGAGCACGCCTATCGCCGCCTTGAAGTTGTCGGACGCAACAAGATCGCTTTCGACTACAAGGCTTTTGACAAGGCTCAGCCCTTCCAGCTTTCCACCACTGCTCTGGATATCATCGAGGACTACTTCTACCAAGTTATGCTCAAGAGTGGCAAAACCCCTGAGAAGGTTGCCGCTTACGAGCAGGACAAGGTTGTGAGGAGAAATCTTTGGTATTCTGCCATCAGTTGCCACTACGTCAATCATGACACAGTTTTCCACACCCTCTTCGGAAATCCCTCCGGAGGAGTGTTAACCACTCAACAAAACTGCGTTGTGAACCAGCTTTACATCAGGCTGGCGTACCTCGAGATCACCAAGAGGCACGATTTTGACGAGCATGTGAGAGTTCTGGTTTATGGAGACGACCTGGTTATGTGCGTATCGGATGAGATCTTTGCGAAGTTTAATTTCATTACCATCAAGAGATACTTCGCCTCCTACAATGTCATCATCACCTGGCCCGATAAGAGACGAGAAGACCATGAAGACACCCACTGCTCTGATGAGGACTTCACATTCCTGAAGCGTGGATTTACTCTCCAGAAAAACCTCTTCGAGGCCTACCCTGGAGAAGAGCCCCGCAAAGCCTACAACATCTTTGGCACTCTGGATGTGGAAACCATTGAGGAGATCCCACAATGGATTAACGGAAAACTAGACCACCGTGCCGCCACTATTGATAACTACGAGACTGCTTGCATGCTCGCAGCTCAATGGCCCGAGGAGGTCTATGATAAGATCATGGCCAAGTTTGAAGAGAATCTCACTCATTTGCCTAATTATGCCCCTCTCGGTTACGCGACTTGGCGTCGCAAGATCGAAGACATGAGGGACGCAGGACAAGAGGAATTGCTCTTTATGGCCCACCGTTCGCCCAATCACTTCATGGAACAATCAGGAGATGGAGACAGTGACGATGAAGTTAGCCGACCCCCTTCCCCCGCTTACTCGACCAAGTATGGATACGAGCAGGATAGCGATGGAAGGTGGCAATACGTTAACCCGGAAGTGGACAACCCCCGATATGAGGAGCTGAAGCAGTATGAGAGACTGCAACGCGACTCATCAGCACCCTATGGAGAAGATTCGACATCCCTTCGAGAACAGGCCTCTAATGTAGAGCCTGCTGTCATCCAATTCGAAGAGGCCATGCCATCCTTCCCCACATTGCGTTCCTCCCAGATTAGAGCCCACATTCATTTCTGGAAGAATACGCTGGTTCCCATCGAACACATCCAGATGGTCCTGGACGCACTCCAGTTCGTCCCTGATCCAACCGAAGCCCCTGGATA